AACATTAATACATTTGGCAAGGTAAAGAAAGTTTTTATTTATCTTTTTTATTTTTGCTTCCCAAATCTTCCAATCCTTTATTTCATTACACAAACTTAACACTTCAAACATTGTCATTTTATTATTTACTGGCATTTTTTTATCTCCATTTTTTTACATTTTTATTACATTTTTTGTTTTATCAATAACCTATTTATTATTAAAATAGTAATAAGTTTTGATGATTAATAATACTAAATAACCTTCATTTATACAAAACTTTTTTAAATAAATGATTATTTATTTTATTACATTTTTTTACAACTTTCCATTGTAAAAATCATTTTTTCTCCTCAACTTTTTGGAAAAAGAAAAATCGAAATCAGACGCGTATAGCCGTAGCTCCTGGGAAGGTAAGCGATCTCACGCATGGATGATTTCAACGCTTAATCCCCGGTAGTTCGGCATCTGAGGGGAGGTCATTGATTACATCGATGAGTGTCTTTCCCGCCAGTTTCTGTGCCTTTAGCCATTCTATACCTTGGTGCATTAGTTCTCTATCCTCAGCTGTGTATTTATGCGGAGTATTAAGCTTACACTCTAATGTATAGATCGCTTTTTCTATTGTATCTACGCCTGTTTGTGCTGCTTTACCTTGAGTAGGATCTTGTCTGTTATCGTAGCTTTTTCTGTGTCCTGGCATTTTTTCACCTTCATGTTATAGTCATCGCGTATGTTGCGTGCTGTGTTGAGATTATGGCATGGGATTATTAAACCTTTTGGTGTGAATACGCAATACTTCCCCCATAGCTTTGGATTTTCTATCACCACTGCGTATCCATTGTTCTGCTCATGTATCATTTCTTTTATGCCTCCCCCAAGATGGGTGTGTAATCTATGTGGCAGTCGAGTAGTTGGCCATTCACATAGAAACCTTGATTTAATCTTAGTTCTCCTACTATGCGTTGAGAGTTGTCATCAGGTGAGGTTAGCTCTAATACCGCAGTTTCTTCATCTATCAGATCGAACTGAGTTAGTATCATCATCGCTTGATTGTTGTTGTTTGTTTTATTTGTCAGCACGAAAAGATCGCCTTGTTTTAATGTTACCTTAGGTATCTGAAATAGGTTCATGGAGCCTCCCCACATTAATAGCAGATGTTTTTTTCCTGTTCGTGGTAGGTTTGTATGGTATAGACATAAAGAACCCAGCATTTACATCTGTCCAACCGCTCTTTATGTATTCAGTTTTTACCTGAAAAGAGCGGCGTCTGTTATGTCTTTTGCCCCACGCCCATGACCTATGGATCTGTCCATTGAAGAGGTAAGCAGTATCATTAAACTTATTGTAATGCACCATGATGTCGAATGGTGCTGTTAGCCAATGGCTCCATACATAATCATCATGTCTGTATTGGTATTCTTTTATCTCAATACATGCAGTGTCATAAGGTTTTTTATTCTTATTGCACCCCTCTTGAACCTTCACTTCTACTTTTAAGTGTTTATCTTCTAAGGGGTTGTATAGTAGCACATCATAATCCATCGACTGAGATGGGATAGGGTGCCAGTTTTCTGTTGTCAGGATCTCTCCTACTCTCACCTCATACGGGCGAGCTGCGCTCTGTAAGCGCTCAAATAAGTTAGTCATCAATGTCTCCGATACAGTAATAACTATACTGATCGAAGTGTATTATCTAACTTATTTTGGAGAGAAGCCTCCCCCCATTTTACTGAGGAGAGGTTAAGCTATTGACTAAAAGTTTTGTATCGGAGATTAATCGAAGCTTAGGTGACAAAGAGAGGAGGAGATGTTGTAAATGGCAGAACATACTCTTTCAACAACAAGAAGAATAATAAAAAACAACATCCCCTCCTCATCAATAAGTATAACCCTTCTCTTATAAAGATAAACCTATTATGTTTTATTTAATGTAATGTAATGTAAATGTATTCATAAACTATTCCTCTTATTTCTGTATTCATGTAAGTTGTTGATTAGTAGAACAGTTAAATAATACTCTGTAAATAGAAGATTTATAATAATCTTTTTAAATAAATAGAAGATTATAATAATAGAAATAGATTAAGAGTAACTATAATAGATTTAATCTATAGATCTATAATAATAATAAATAATAATACTATAGATAATAAACCGTAACGAACTGGCTGGCGCCGTTCTACCGGTTATAGCTCTCTCTCTCCTCCTCCCCTCAGTAGTAACTATACTTTGTAAATAGTATTTGTATTCAATGATTACATTTATTTACATTTCTTTTACATTTCATTTTTATTTAAAATAACTTATACATTTTGATCGAACCTGTTATACTTAAACTAAGATTGGTAGAACATCTTAACATAACAACAGGAAATAAAAATGGCAACAGTAAAGAACAAGCATCCCCTCAGTGCATCAGTATGGTAATGCATCAAGAGTATAAGGGAGCATTATGTGCAATGAGGCATCTAGATTGGTTGGGTGGAGACAACTATCAATACATCATTCTGATTGGAATGATAATAGATGTAGATCCTCAATGGCCTTACAAACTTCAGGTATTATTGAACAACGGAAAGCTAATGTATGTAGATAGGGTAGAGCTACAACTGGTTTGGTTTAATGATGATACACAGAATAACCCAGAAGAGCTTCTAAATGATGATAGGTTAAATAACCTATTGAAACAAATAGAAGCCAATCTGAATAAACCTCGTTAAGGTATCGCTATGGCAGATTTAGGACATACACAAGGCGACTTATTACACTTAGGACAGGCATCTTCAAATACTTCTTCAAGTATTCTTAAAGCAATGTCTAACAAATCCTCTCCCAGTTCTCTTATCTCGTCTTTATCCAAACCACCTTTAGAGTATTTAACTATCTTAACGATTAGTTTCATAACATCAGGTGTGTATCTGTATAGGTGTTTCTTATCGTATTTCTTACTCATCTTTCCTCGCCCTCAAGAGTTGTGTTTTAATGTCATTCACTCCGATCTCAACGATGCTAAGCCTCGAATCCATCTTGTTAATGGCATCTCTAAACAATGCTCTATCAGCCTGCATTTCTTCAATCAGTTTATCCAGCTGTTTCTCTTGGTAGTTCAAAAACTTTTGAAACAGCCAGAGGCATGTAATGAGGCCACCAGCAGGGCCGGCAAGCCAAGATGCAAGTTCAACAAGCTCCATTACATACCTCCAGCTTTAACAAATAACTTATGCGACATACATGAAGCGAACATTATCAGCAGTAGCGGGAGCAGCACCAAATGTAATGGTGGTAGCAGAACCGTTATCACTAACAACATACTGGTCGGAACCAGAAGCTCCAGAAGCAACCTCTTCTACAAGCAAACCGTTTCTGAAAACCATGATTTGCTTTCGCCAATCAGCATCAGCAACACGATTCAGCAAAGCAAAAGCGGTAGTAGAACCATTGGTAGTAACTGTTTCTCGCTTAGGTTTAAAAGCCATAGCAGCAAAACCTACAGCAGCACCTGCGATTTGACCGGATCCAACACCATTATCAGCGATTTTAATACCACTTCCACCTACTGCAAGAGTAGCGCCATCAAGGTCGATAGCGATAGAAGCTGCACCAGAACCGTTGAAGGTGAAGTCAGCGATACCATTACCATCGGTAAGGCTATCAAGGTTGGCCCCCAAGGCTTTACCTGAAATGGTGCTGTTAGCTAACTTAGCGTTTCCAATAGCACTATTAGCAATGTATAAACCACCGGAATCTACACTAATAGTTCCACCGGTTTCTGTCTTAAGTTTAACAGATACACCAGATGCGCCTTTTATCAAACCTTTATTAGCTTCAAGCTTAAGGTCAAGTTTGTTTGAAGAGAACTGAAGGCCTGGATCGGTTGCTAAATCTACACTAATAACATCAGGATCTGAACCAGTAGCAATAGCGATACCATCACCACCAGAAAAAGCGTCTGGAAGTTGTGAATCAACATAAGCTTTATTAGCTACATCGGTTGTATTTGAAGGTGTTCCAGCTTGTAGTGTTCCGGAACCAAAGTCGAATGTGCCGGTAAGGTCAATCTTACCAGCGGTGATTGCGTTGTTTTGAACCTGGTCGGTTCTAATCTGAATAGCCATAAATAACTCCTGTTTTTAATGGACATGTTTAAGTATTACGAAACTCAACTAAAGAATAACTTATTGTGGGGCAAGTGGAAGATCTTTTGGCTGAAAGATTGCAACCAAAGTATCATTGCTTGTCGGTGTAAATGACAAACTAAACTGAGAGTTTGCTGCATCTTGCGTTACTTCTTGCCCTAAGCGTTGTAATAATCCATTAAAGAAGATGTATAAGGCGTTTGCTCTATACTCCTCACTAACAGTGAATACGGTTCTGCTCCCATTACAGGAACTAGTCAAATCTTGGTAGATTAAATCCGAACCATAATGATCCGCTGTTATTACGAACGGGCTTGGATACTGAACTCTTGGCATCTCACTCCACCCATGTCATTTCAACTTGGTCGAGTGTAAATGTCCCAGTCGATGTTTTAATCCAAATGTATAATGTATCTGTTGCATTGGCGACATAAGCGTCCGTTAGCATAGTGGTTGAATGATAACCAGTGCCATCGACATCTTGCATGTCTGCAGTAAGTGTTATAGTTGTTGGAGCTATGATCAACTGTTGTCCAGCCGCATCCCATGTTCCTTTAACTGTTATCTTCCCCCCATTGGTCAAGCCTCCAGATGCTAAGCCTCTCAAACGAAATAGCTGTAGGTTGCCTTGAAAGGAATCGCCAGGTTTATTAGGTGAAGCGAAACTTCCAGATGCTGCGTCATTGAGATTTAAAAGAACAAACTTCGAAGTGTCGAAGCTACTACCATAGGCGGTTGTTAAACCGATTTTTTTAGCAGTATGTATAAATGAGCCAAACTTTGGCATTGAGATCCTCCCTTCTATCTAACAACTTGGAGTTATTATACCTCTATAATAGCATAGATTTTTTTCCTAGTATTTCTTCTTCTTGCTAGGCTTTTTCTTCTTCTTCACTGGCCGTGGTTTTTTCTTTGCTTTCTTTTTCTTTGAAAGCTCTACAGCAGCCAGCTGTTTTAATGCACCTTTCTTTGACTTGGGTTTCTTAGATAGTGCTCTTCCTTTTTTTGTAGTGGCTTTGTAACCACCTTTAACTTTTTTAATAGCCATAACAACCTCCTAAAATAAAATCCCCTTAACCGCTGGAATACCCCAAACCAGCACACCAGTTTTCTTTAATCTTCCTCACGGAAAGTTTTCTCATACTCTTTCAACTTATACATACGCGAACGCAACACTCTGTCACGAGCTTCCCAATCTGCCGGTAATCTAACAGGCCGCTTCCTAAGAAACATGTATTCTAACGGTTCTGTTACTTCAGGCACCATCAATACCGGCTTACCATTTTCTAGGTAGGTGAAATCAGTTCCTTCAGGAACATAGCCACCGCTAATGAGCGCACCGGTTATGTCGTCATTTATTCGCTTAGCTCCAGCCACTGTTACAAGTGTCTGGTCAATAACATACCTTTGATAACCAGCAGGTGTCTTGAATCTAAACTGCCAGCCCGCATAGTTTGGAGCACCTATTGTGGTTTTACTGGGTGGTTTAACTTCAAGATCATAACGATCGACATAGGTTTCAGCACCTTCTCCACTCCACACTGGTATTAAACCAGATAAATACATACCAGTTAGAAACTGATGCATTTGTTTTGGAGGCACACCTTTCTTATAATCAACATCCAACTCTTTGATTGTATCAAGAACAGGAACATAGAAATAATCTAACACATCTTCTATTGTAGAGTTAGCTGTAAGTTCAGGCTGACCAGTTGTCAAACCATAGGTGTAATGACCCATCTGTGCCATTGTCATTAGGCCACTCATCCAAGGATCTCTATAGTATGTATTAACGGCCCTCTGTTTGTATTTCTTGCTATCATCATCACCTTCCCCTATAAACATAGGCTCTTGCGTAGAAAGCCACATAGATTGTAATGTCGTGTCTCCCACATAGTTATAAGATCCAGTGTATTTAGCCATCGCAACATGACCTCTTGCAAAACGATTGATGTTGATTAAAGCACTAGGTTTAAACATAGCCTTAGTCATCTCAAGCATTGTCATGTATGTAAAACTGAGGTATAAAGCAGATCGCATCCAGTTCCTTCTCATAGCAGATGGTAGTTGTCCATAATCTAAGAAGGTTTCTCTTGCTAATCTTGCTGCTTCATCAAAGCCTTTTCCTTCTTGTAATGATTTAACAAACAATGTTTCTCTAAAGAAGTAATCAGTTTCAAGTGCCCAATCCATAGCATAGCTTGTTCTACCTTGCATACCAGGTGCCCATCTTTCTATACCATCAGCTAAGTTTTCTCCTGCTTGTCTCAAAATGTTGTCTGAACCGGGATGTTTGTGCTTAATACCCAACTTCGATTCTTTCATGATGTATCTTAAATCATTAAGGGCCACATCGCCTAGCTGAAGATTACTTTGTGTCGTCCCTAGGTTATACCGTAGGAAAGCATCATAAACCTCTTTATTTGTTAATGCCGTCCCAGGAAGATAATCATCTGGTGCATTCATTGCTTGTCTTTGTAATGAAGCAACTGGTCGGCCTTTTGTTCCGGCTTTTAGTTGTCTTCCCCACGAGAAGATGTTGAATGTTGATGGATTAGTAACAGCAGCTAAGATAGGTGCAGTAACAATGTTTTCCATGTGATAAGGAGCATTAGGAACATACTTACCACCAAGCTGACCACTTATCCACGATCTTCTTACATTACCTGCCAGGTCATCTATGTTTTGGAAGATCTTATTAACTAAACCGGGCTTCTTTCTTTTTAGTTGAGAGATAGAAGCACCAAACTGTTGAAGTGTTTTAGGATCGTTTAAACCTGATGCTATGTCTGATAACTGTCGTTTCATTGGTCGCGATAATGGAATAGCAACTGTTTCCAACCTTGTTTGAATGTCTGTAAGCATACGAAGGTCATCAACAACATCACCTCTTTCCATAGCTTCAATGAAACCTGTTCGAACAATAACCTCATCAAGCCTTACATTATCAAACTTTGTAACTGTTGTTCCTAAGTGTTTAGCGATCTGATCAGTATCACCTATACCTTGAGCATAACCCATTACTTTCATTTGTTGAGAAAGGAAATGTGGCTTATCGCCTAATAGCATCTTTGTAAGTTCAGTAACATTATTAGCCAATGGCGGCTGAGGGCCTTCAGGTAATACCCTTACTTCAGGAAATAATCTAGATGGAACTCTTGAAGGAGGCGGCACTGTATCTCTTGCTATAGCACCACCTGGAATACCATCCTCTAATCTAGTTACTGGATTATCAGGCCCTAATACTTCATCCCATAAACGATTGAGTGTTGCCGGAGCCATGTTATCTATTGTCTTGCCTGATACTAGCATTTCAGCTGCAATCTTTTCTGTCATCTTTAATCTAGCAGCAGGTGCTGTTGCGACCTTTAAAGGAGAATCGCCTATTACCCATCCAACCCAAGAAGCTCTTGTTTCTGTTGCATCTGGAAACATAAATCTTTGGTAGCCTGGAAACTCACCCATGTTTTCTCTTAATACTGCTGTAACTCTTTGCTTAGCTGCACTATCAGCAATAGATCCTATAAAGACACCTTCTAAATCAGGCTTCTCTAATCCTGGGACATTTCTATAAGTAACAGCCATACCATCAGCTAACCCTGGTCGCTGATCTAAAAACTCTGAAAATACTCTATTTAAAGTGTTGTAATCATAAAGGCTACTACCATTTTCATGTGCATTTAATAAAGCTAATCTTAAATCATCAACATCAGCTGGAACAGTAGAGAACTTTGGCCCAAAGAGATTTTCACCTGCTCCCATTGCCCAGTCAAGAGCACCTGAAGCTGTTAAATCCTCTGTAGTTCTGAACCTTGAGCGTTCCAAATAGTATTTCATCATTGCTAGCTGTTCTTCTGGTGCCATTGTTGGGATACGACTAACATCATCGAACTGGCTCCATACTACACCGTATGTTAATGCTTTGGCTGAATCGCCATCAGCCATCTGTTTGAGAGAACGAAAAACAATGGGAAGGGAGCGTTCCAAACGCGCCACTTCTTCAGTAGCCTGTCTTGCTACCCTTCCCATCGCTAGCCTTTCTCCTTGGCCCGCTGACGACGAAATCCATTTAGCCGGTAGCTTTCCACTTACCCATCTTTTTAGCTTAGGCACGATAAAAGCAGGTTTCAATGCTGGATTCATTAAACCAACAGCATAGTTTCCTGTTGCTTTCCCAAAATCTTTCCAAGTATTAGCAACATCTACAATAGGTTGCCTTCTATCCATTGGAACGCGTGCTCTTTTAAATGTATCTTCTTGTGTTACCTTTATTACATCTTCAGGTTTAGTAACTCTTCCTTCTCTTCCTGGCACTTTACCTTTAAGCTTACCTCGTCCTGACTTAGCTATTTTATGTGCCTCTATCTCAACCATTCTTGCTGTAATGTAGTTGCTTTCACGGGCAGTTAGCTGATTTCTGGTAACCATTGCTTTTTCGCCCATCCCCATAGTTGGAACAGCATCTTCACCAGGAAGCAAGCCTTCAAGCTTTTCGTAAATCCTTCTAAGTTCAGGATCGCCTTGGTATGTTCCAGCTTTTCTGAAGTATTCTCTTTTAGGCACATTTAAAGGTATTAAACTATCATCACCTCTGGAACCTAAACCTCTAACTGAAATACCATCTTGTCGAGCAGCCTTAATACCTCTATTTATTATTTCCATGTTGCCTTGATTAACAAAGTCAGTATGAGCAGCAACTCTATCTGTAAGCATAACATAATCTTGAGCATCATACTTTTTTAAATGTTCGTATGCTTTGTTTTGCATTCTTCCTTGCTGATCTACTGAAAAGCCTTTTGCTCTTTTACTAGAAGGTGAAGCAGGATCTGTAATCAATAGGTCATCAATCCATTTGTTTGCACGATAGCCGCCTTCTAATCCTTCTTGTATCATTGATGCTCGAGCAAGATCACCAGTCATACCTTTTTCTTTTGCTAAAGTTTCTATGCTTTCGTTTATTTCTCTACTACGATTTGAAACAGCAACTGCATCAGTTGAATCTATGTCTGTTAGTTCATCAAATAACTGACGGGATCTAGGTTCTAATCCTTCACCTAACATTTGTCTAGTTTGTGCAAACTGAGGTTGTGTTAGTTGTTCAGCGCCCTTTTGTCTATTCATAAGAACAGCAGCTCTATCAACAGCTGACATGTTATCACCAGCACGAGCACCCATTGCTTCAACATTTGTGTAAGGTAAATGTTTCCATCTTTCAAACTTTAATGCATCAGCTCCACCAGCTGCTATGTTATCCATAACTGAACCATTTGGAACAGTATTCCTTAAAGCTTGTATTCTTCTAGTTTCAGCAGCAACATCCATCATTCGAGCACCGCCTCTTACCATTGAACCACCGTATTTTAATCCTGCACTAAATGGTTTTAATAAGCTATTGTAAGGAATAAAAAACTCTGCTGCTGTTCCCATTAAAAATGCGTGATCTTGTCTATCACCTAGTTTTGTAGGATCATCTATTATCTGTATAGCAGCAAGGTCATTACCTAAACCACGAGCAGTAGCTACCTCAACAGCTAGTTCTTTTGTCCAAGCCTCTAATACACCACTACCCCACTCTACATCTGATGTAAGTTCAACTGTATCAGCATCGTATAGCTGGCCTCGAGTATTTAAAATGTCTTCTTCTTTTACACCAGTTGTAGCTTCAATACTTTCTCTCATCAGGTCAGCTGCTGGGTTTTGTATCATTCTGAAAGGTAAGTTAATGTCTCTTACTAGTGCCATTCCAGTCGATTCTACAAGAGCACCACCCCGTTTTCTTTCAGTTAATACATCACCAATAAATGGCATAACTTGTTCAGAACCAAAGAGCATTATTTCTTGTGCAACATCAATAGGTGGGAATGCTTCCATAGATGGCTTAGCTAGCCAATCCTGTGTGTATTGAGTGGGAATGTATTGCCTTAGTTCTTTTCTTGCTTCATACTCAATCCATTCTTCTTGTTGCTCTTGGCTCCAGTTTTCCTGAACTACTCTATTTAACTTTAACTGAAAGCGGAGTTGCTTCTTTCGATTATCCTCCCATTGATTAAACATTTTAACTTCAGTATTTGCTATGTTTTTAGGATCGTCAAGATTTAATCCATCATTTGCTGCTGTAGCATAAACATCCATTTGAAAATCTTTTGCATTATCAGCTCTATCAAACTGCTCTTCTTGGTATTCTTCTCTAGTTTGTAATAACTGAGGTCGTAAAGCCTCCATCATGGCCTGTGGGCCACTCATCTGTTTAACTAGTTCAGGGTTCCTTTGTAATCTACCACCTTCAACAAAGAGTGGCTCCTGTTGATAACCTCCTACCTGTATGGGCCTCATAGCGCGTGTATAAACTATTTGTCTGGCTTTATAAGTTGCTGTCTCTTTATCGCCTCTTGCAGCAGTTTGAGCAGCGTTTTCAAGTTGTGCTTCGATTCCTTTTCTTTCTTTAGGATCTGTAAGGTCATCAAACGATGTAATGTTCCAAGATTTAAAGAACTGTGTCTTATACTGGTCATGATAGTTTTCAAATACTTCTTGTTCAGTTGGATAACCTTGAGCAACATAACCAGCTTCAATCTTTTGAAAAGCCTGAACCTTTCTGTTTTCCATGTCCTGTTCTGTAGGAACACGCTCCCTTTGTGTCATGATTATTGACTGAGGATCCTCACCTCTGACTAGCATTGGTGCTTGTTCTGTTTTCCCTTGCGCTGTTGCTATTGTAGGTGTAATGTTCCTAGATCTACCAGATCCTGCAGGAATACCGGGTTGCACTGGAGTTGAAGTGCCAAACATTTTTTGGCCACGCTTTTTAAGGTATGCATCTCTAATAACATCAGTAGGAAGAGCAGCGATTGTTCTTGCATACTCAATCTTTTCCATGTCATAGCCTTTTGCTTCAGCCATACCAATCTGGTCGGCCAGCATGATTGTTTCTATTTCTTCTTGGCTCCAGTCGGCTTGACCGGGATAGACAGCACCTCTCATTCCTCGATAGCTAATGCCCGGTATCTGTCTTCCAGCAGGATCTAACTGACCGGGTTGAACACCAACTTCTTGTAGTTCAGCTGCTTCTTTTTCCATAAGACGCTGAGCTTCTCTTCTTCTTCTTATTTCTTCTTGACGCTGCTGTTCAAGGAGATTACGAGCATCTATCTCTACTTGATTTTCTTTTAAAGCATCCTGATAATACCTTTCTGCTTGTGTTTCACCTTGCAGTTTTAAAATAGTATTAAAGGTTTCCTGTTGGACAGGTGATAATACTGTCAAATCAGGAAGCTTGTATTCTGGTTTTGGGGCGGGTTCAGCCATTATCTATACCTCTTATTTGATTTGTCCTTTCATGGGATCCCACCAACCTTTTGGGCTACCTAGCTCTATGTCGCCTAGTATGACCTTGCCCTCTTGAAGAACAAAGTTTCCGTATTCTGGGCTTACAACTTGAATAGTATTAGGTGCTATTACTGTGAAAGTAGCCACTTTTCCTGCCCAATCAGGGCCGGCGATTGTGTATGGTGTGAAATCTTTAGGTGTAATGTTTTCAACAAGATCGTAGAACTCATCTTTCTTCGCATCTTTCTTACCAACCTTACCCTTCCCTTTCTTCGCATCTTTCTTCGCATCTTTCTTCGCATCTTTCTTCGCATCTTTTGGTGCAGGTGATTCAGGTATGTATTGAAGAAACTCATCCCATTCTTCTTCAGTTTGTGGATCTGGTTGTTCAATACCTCGTTCCATAAATAGCGATGAAGCACCACCAGCATCAATCGATTGACCAGGAAACTCATGTGCTGGAAAGATTTCTTCAACCATTTCACCTTGATAAAGCCTTGGAATCTTAGGTGGCTGAGATGTAGCTTTATTTCCTTTTAAAGCTTCCTTCCATTCTAAGAACTCTAACATTTCTTTATCATCAATGCTTACTAATGGTGCCTCACCTGTTAAATCCGGCGACTGATCGGGATGTTTCTTCTGATGCTTAGCAAGGTATTGATCCCAGTTTTCCTGTTGCTTTTGAGTTAATGGAATACCTGCAGCTGCTGCTTCGTCTGGTGATGGGGGAGCCCAACGCCAACCAACATCTGATCTTTTCTTTTTAAGTTGTTTTAGTTGTTTCTTTTCTTCTTTAGTTAAGCCAGGTTCAAAGCCCATAATCTGAGCATCGTATCTTGCTGCCCAAGGTGCTGCATCTTTTCCTACTGGATTACCTTTACTAGCACCTTCTGCTTCAGTTAATCTTAAGATGTAACCAGCAACCAGCTCTTGTTTATTTGAATCTTCAGGATACATTTCATGGATCTTCTCATGTATTTTAAATGATACTGGTTTCTTTGCAACCCTGTCTTTTAAAGCAGCGCGATAAATCTCTAATGCTGCCTTCTCTTCACTATCAAGCGACTTATAAGATTTATTCATTATTTGTTTTGCTTGGTCAAGTGTTACTCTTTCATAACCTTGTGCTAATAGCTTTTGTTCTTGAGGTAATGACCTTAAAATGTCTGCTTGTCTTCGCTTAGCCATTTGCTGTTGAGACATTGGGCTCATTGTTTCTCTATAGATTGTTTGAGCTCTTAACATCGTTTCTTCTGGAGATCTACTGGACATTTCGATGTATTCTTGCTGCTGCTTACGAAGCTTTTCTTCTTCTGTGCTAATAGGTGTAAGAACAGATTGTTTAGATGACCTTAATCTTTGACTAGGATCTTTAGCTTGTTTTCTAAGCGTTTCAAGTTGTGTCTTGTCAAGAGCCTCACCACCATACTTTGTTATCTCGTCTGAAATCTGTTGATCTTTTTGTGCTTGCCAAGTTCTCATGTCTGATTCAGTAACACCAGTAGATTGTGCGATTGCAGCTGAGATTTTACTTCTATTAGCATCAAACTTCGTTTTAGCAGCTCCACCTTTTTGATAAGCTGCTGCTTGAAATGATGAGTAAATAGAAGCAGCAGTTGCTTTAGCACCATTGGTTCCTTTTGAATAACCACTAACTTGATTTGAGTATCTTTTAGCTGCAGCACGAACATCTGCTACACCAACCAAAGCATTACCAAACTCATTAGCTGCTTGGTTAGTTGAAGGTAGTGTTGAATCTATGTTGTATTGTTTCTCAACATTATTAACAACAGTGATTTGACGCTGCAAAGCGTTATTCTCCATTGAGTTTTCTAATCCGGCTATTTTAAGGTTAGCTTCAAACTCTGACATAGAAGACGAGGATTGGATTCTCGCTTTTTGTTGTTGAAGTTTTGATAACTGTCTAGATAACATGACACTAAGTTCATAAGCACGAAGCGTTTCTGCTTGTGCCATCTGAAGTGCCATTGAATAACGCTGATAGTGTGTATCAATGTAGATGTTGCGATAGTAATCGCCATTCGTTTGTTTGGGTTCAGCCATTACTTATTTCTCCCCAGTAGGATTTGTATTAACATTGGGAGGTGCCATTGGGCCATAACCATAAGGTGATCCATAAGGATTAGCGTAAGGATTATAACCTGTCGGCCCATAACCATACATACTCATGTAAGGAGCAGCTTGCATGTAGCTATTGGCTCCTGGTATCATTGGCCCTCCACGATTAGTTAGTTCTGTCATAGCATAGTATTGAGCACCTGTAGAAGCAATGTCGCCAACACCACCAATAATACCACCCCATAAGGCAGCCTTCTGTGCTTGTTCTTGCGATTCAACACCCATTTCTAACTGTAATAGCTCTTGTTCTTGTTGAGCAGCCTTTTGAACATCAGCAACAGCTATTTGTCTAGCAGCCTCACCAGCCGCTCTAGCTTCTTGCTCTTCCATTGCTGCAGTTCTACGCAAAATGTCTCCACTTTGGTTAGCCATAGATTGTAAAGCTTGTGTTCTTTCAAATCCTTCTCGAGCAAGTGCTTGTTGAGGATGCATAACAGCGGCCATAAAAGCCTCTCTTTCTGCTCCAGTCAAACCTAATGCATCTGCTTCTTGAAGTTTTTCTAGTTCTTTTATTCTGTCCTGAGCAGCTTCGCTTGGTGCATTTGCGATGTAACCAGATGTTGCAGCTCCGGCTCGATTTGCTAAGGCAGCGGTTCCCGCTAAGATTAATCCAACTGTTAATGGTTCCATCTTTTTCCTCCTAATAATAGCATGTTTTATTTCCTATGCTCTTTTAAATGCTTGAACCTGCACTTTAAAGAACTTCCAGGGTAATGTCATAACACCAGCAGATGCGCTCATGTAGAAAGCGTGTTCTCCAACTGCTTGATTAAATAAAGCAAATGTAAATCTAAATCCTTTCCTTCTTTCCCAGCCTGGTAGTTGTTCATTATTAGCACCAGATCTAGGATTAACACCAAACTTTGCTTCTGAAAGATAGGTGTGATAAGTGTATGGATAGGTTGTTGTAGAGTTAGCATCAACCATGTAAATACCTGTGCTGTTTGTAGTAATAGTAGCAGCTGCATCACCATCATACATACGAGGGAAAGCTGTTACTGTTATCCAAACATCAGAGATGTCGTCAAGAAAATAACTAAAGCCAGATCCTGGGATTGCAGGATTACCGCCTTCTTCTTGACCAATAAGCCTTCCTCCAATACCTGAGCTTTCATTAACACCGGTGTTTCCCATTGATAAACCAGATCTCATCTCATAAGAGTTGGAAATACCAATGAACTCACCGCGCATAAGGTGTTTGGTTTCTATCCAGCTAGCATTTTGAATGTCAGCAGTAGCCATACCACCATTAACATAATCTCTTAGCTCATCAATGTTTGCTTGTATGTTTGACCCATCAATGATGGCTCCTGCTGCGAATGTATTTGGTGCTGTATAAGCCATTATACTGACCCTCCTTGCATACCATAGATTTGTAATGAGATTTGTGCTCTAGTTATTGTAACACCGTGTTCTATTCCATCATTAGCTTCGGTATCACCTTCTAACGCCATGTTAATACTATTCATTCTCCAAGGCCCACCACAGAAAAGCTGAATACCATAAAGTGTTTTACCAGTTGCTGCCCCTGCCAATCCGCCAGTATCAACTGGAACCCAAACCTCACCTTTAACTGTGTAAGGGCCTGATGAAGAAATGACTGGGTTAGTTAATGGAGAATAATAAGCACACTTTGCTATAGCTCCATCAGCACCACCTGTTCCAGCTGCCATTGTATGCATTGGTGCAACTGCAACATGTGAAAAATCTCTAGTAGTAAATGCATAACTTGTGCCAGTAACACCTTCAACTGCATTAAATGGATCTGTTGGTAATCCTATCGTTCTAAAACCTGCTGCTTTCCAATCTTTAAAATCAGCATCATTTAAAGCACTACTTGTAGTATTAAACTTAGGATAAAAGAACCAGCACCATTCACCTATTCCTGTTCCTCCATTTGATGTTCCAATAAGATCACAAGCTAGCTTATTTGACCACATTGCACCACCAGTTGTTCCAGCAGTAATGTCCCAAATAATAGCTGAGAAGTTTATCTTTAAAAGCATGTCATTTTCTAAGGCGATACCGTTGGTGCTATTAACTTGTAGCTTAGTGCCTTGATTGACATTGGTATTTATTGCGTAAGTAGCATCATGATTAACTGGGTATTCTCTAGCAGCCGATCTGACACCAGCTGGAACTGAAGGATCGCCAACAGCAGGATAACGCCAACCAGTATGAGTTGTAGGTGCAACACCAAATGCAGGATTAGCAGCTGCATTCACTTGCTGTGCTCCATAGATTAGGATAGGATTATCATTCATGTTTTTATGATCAATCCCTTCGCTTCTTACATTTTCTCCATTGATACCGCTTGTTGAACCATTTAATGCATTACTGTTATTATTAACTTCAGTTGCATCAGTAACCTGGTTTTTTGGGTAAAAGTTTGCAAGATTTACTGTAGCCATTTATCTTCTCCTATTCCAGCAAGCAAGCTGACCACCAAAGAAGGTCATTATAGCTTGATTATCTGTATCGTTTATTCTACCTGGAACAAGACAATAAACATCGACTGTATGAACGCCTTTGCCTATTTGTGTGTTTGCATTTAACATTACTGTATGCCAAGGTTGAAACATAGCAGAAGATCGGCATACTTCTACACCATCAACATCTATTCTCCATTCAACCCATTTCATTGAACATTTATCAGATGTCCCTCTCTTAACATAAGCTCTGTATTTTGGAATAAACACATTAACTTTCCAGTTTGTTTCTAACATTCCTTCTTCACATTTAACCTCAGTTCCTTTTACTTTAAACCAAGATCCACCTTCCATTAATGGATTATCGCCATAATGAAGCCCATAGACAGAGTTACCTTGAGGATTAGGTTGTGATCCACCACCCCCACCTGTAAAGTTTCCATCAAGAATGGTTGTGAAAAGTGCATGTGCATTTACATTCGATTCATGTTTAAATCTTCCAACAGAAAACTGTTTAAACTCGTTTCTTGCTGTGTTTGATAAACCACCTGAGTTAATACAATCTTCAGGAAGATTATCTCTATCCATACCTCCATTAATAACATCAGCATAGTTTGAGTAAGCTATGTCAAACTCTCTTGATGATGTTATGTCATCGTCAGCTATAGATTTTTGTCTCCATCTAAACGGCATTAGGATTTCCCCCTTAATGTTTCTATTGTCGAAGCTTGGTATTCCACTGCATAACCGAAAAATACCACTGGGGTCGCCCCTGTATCAAATGAAAAAGCAAACTCGCTACAAGATCCTAAAACTATTGGGTATCTTATACAAGTTATTGTTGGATCTTGCCAAAATGTTTGACCCCAAATAGCAGCAACACCATCATCAGTTCTTGGAGTAGCTGTTTCGCGATAAGTTGGTTGATTTTCAGCATCACCAATCTGCATTTGTTTTGCATCAGCAGTTACAAATCTAGCCCAGTTTCTATCTTTGTGAAAGCTTAAAGCCAATGGTGCATCCCCAGTTGTTTGTATGTATAGATACAAATACTTAGGCTGCTTCTTCTGAAAAGGTGAGCCCATGTCCATCCACTGAGATTTAAATGTTGCACTAAATGCACCACCTTGTGTGTATGTAATGTCTTCACCACTTCCAGCTGAGACATAACCCATTGGCCTAGCTCTTGAAATAACTTGGATCCCTGTAACAGGATCGTTCTGGGTTAGATTGGTAGCCTGATTTGCACCATAGATTATGTTTCCATCCTTGTCTGTTGTTAAGCAGCCTACCTTATAAGCTATGTTATCGCGTGTTGTCCAAGCACCTGAATCCTGATGGAAAATAATACCTGTATTTAGCTTAGGATGCCCATCAGTTGAGATGTAAAAGTGTGCCTCTCTCCATTGATGTGAATAGATGCTAACAAACTTTGAAAGTTTATCTTTACTCATTCTTTCTATTAAGCCATCTATTTCTGCAGAGATTTTATTGATAGATAATGATGAGCCTCCATCTAATCCACCAGTTAAAAGATACACCCCATCCGTGGATAGGAACATCAATCCAAGATTAGGTATGGCTTGTATCGTGTGCGGGCTTCTCGTTCCAATACCTGAAACAAAAGGAACTAACTCAAATCCATTTAAAGGATCACCTCTAACTAGATCTATAGCATCTTCTCTAAATACAAACAAAGAGTTATAATAAGTGAATAAAGCAGTTATGTCTCCGCCTAATGAAGTTCCTGTTTCGAAATAATCAAAAGCTCCATAGGTATCGCATTGAAGAGGCTTTGAATGATAAAGCCTATTTGGCATTAAAGCGCCTCCATCTAGAAATAGACAGTTTTTATAAGTGGCTGAAAAGCGTGCTCCACTGGCAGGAAAAGCAACACTATCGTTTTCACTAGGTGATGTTGCTCCTAACTGGCTATCTGCTTTGAAATCCATAACGAATGTATCAACATTATTAGGTATTTGCATACTGAAGAAGAAATCAGTTC